ATGGGCGTAAAAAGATTATTTCAAATTGTCAAATTTTGTGCTAATGAATGTATCAGTGAAAAACGTTTTACAGAATATAGAGGAACAGTTCAAGCTATAGATGCATCACTTTTATTATATAAATTTTGTATTGCATTGATGAATACTGAACATTTTAAAAAAGATGATGGTGAAATAATTGGTCATATTTTTGCATGTTTTTTTAAAACAATATCAATGTTGCGTTATGGGATCATGCCATTATGGATTTTTGATGGAAAGCCTCCACATATAAAACAAGAAACGATAGATGAACGAAGAAAATTAAAGGAAACTGCAATTTCACGACTATCAACTAACAATTTAATTGACAAAAATGAAAAATCAAAATTAGAAAAAAAAACATTTTCAATAACATCAAAACAAATAAATGAATTAAAAAAATTACTTGATTATATAGGTATTAATTATATTGATGCCCCAAGTGAAGCAGAGGCACAATGTGCAGCAATGAATATTTCTGGAATGTGTGATGGTGTTGTAACTGAGGATTGGGATGCTGTTTTATTTGGATGTAAGAAAATGCTCAAAGATTTTTCAAATAAGACAAATGTTGTTGAAATTGATGTTGAAAAATTAATGATGGAATTAGGAATAAACCAAATTCAATTGATTGATCTATGCTCTATTTTAGGAAATGATTATTGCAGTGGAATTGGTGGTCTGAAACCAATAGATGCTTATTTAAAATTTAAAACATCAAATTTTGATATGAGAATTTTTCTTGATATATTAAAAACAGAAAATAATATCAAACAAAAATATTATATTCCTGAGGATTTTGAACGAGAATGGATACTGTCTAGAAATTATTATTTACATGCACCTGTATTAAGACCAAATTCAATCATAATTAAATGGAATGAGCCACAATATGATAAATTATATAAATATCTGGTTAATGAAAAACAATTAAATTCAGATATTGTTAAATTAAAAATCAATGAACTACGTATTATGCATAAAAATTATATTCGTAATAATTCCACTTTGTTGGCATTAAATCATATTAACAATGAAATAGTTATAAAGAAATATACTTATTCAGAATCTCAAATTCAACAAAAAACAAAACTAATGGTAAAAAGTTGATATAATAAATACTTAAATATAAAATTATTCATAATAATTATAAAAATTATTATGAATGAACAAGATGATTATTATCAAACATTAGGCGTTAAGAAAACAGCTACTCTTGCAGAAATAAAAAAACAATGGAAGAAATTAACAGTTCAATATCATCCAGATAAAATTTCAGACAATGATAAAAAAAGAGAAGGTGAAGACAAAATAAAAGAAATAAATAATGCATATGAAGTTTTAAAAGATAAAAAGAAGAGAGCTTTATATGATAAATATGGTAAAGATTTAGAGCCTCCACCACAACCAAAATTTTCTGGATTTAATTTCCCACCTAATTTCCCAGCTAATTTCCCAGCTAATTTCCCACCTAATTTTCCGCCACAATTTCAATCTAATGGGCCAAATCAAAGTTTTGATGAAGATTCTGATAATTATGAAGAATATGACGGTCCAATTGATATTCCAGGTATACATAGTGATCCAAAAGAATTATTCGAACATTATTTTGGGGATATAATGAGAAAAAATAAAGAAAAGAAATTAAAAGTTAAACTTGAACCAATAAGAATTGATCTTCAATTAACATTGGAACAAATATATACTGGTCTTGAATGGACTGATAAAATTCAAAGATATTCATATTGTGATGATTGTGACGGAACAAGCTATCCGGATGGAAAAGATCATAAATGTAAACATTGTGATGGAACTGGTGATGTTATTACTTTTGAAAGGAAGAGTCCTGGTACAATGACACAAACACAAACAGATTGTAGATTTTGCAATGGACTTGGAAATGACAATGAGTATGAAAAATGCAAAAGTTGCATTAATGGATTAAAACTAGAGGCATTTGTTGTTCATAATATTTTTGTTCCTGGAACAAAAACAGGAATGATTATTAATCTTGGAAATATTGGTCACCAAGTTCAAAAAGGAAGAATTGCAAAAACAGAAAGAGGTGTTGTTGAATTAATTGTTACTCAAGCTCCACATAATACATTTAAAAGAGGTGTGACAATTAATCGTGAAATTGCATTTGAACATATGGCCCTTGAACTTCATATTGAATTACACGAAGCCATTTGCGGATTTATGCGAGAAATAACACATTTAGATGGAAGTAAATTTTATATTGATAGTAAAAATATAACAAGAGATGGTGATATGAAAATCATAAAAGGAAAAGGATTTCCATTGATAAATTCTAAAAAATGTGGTGATTTACTTGTTATTTTTAAAGTTGATTATCCAGAGAAAATGACAGTTGCACTAAAATCAAAAATTTATGAATTATTAACTAATCAAAAATATAGTCAGGCAAAAATACATAAATTACCAAAAAATGTAAAACCTATTGAATTAAAAAATACTGATCCTAATATAAAATATGACTATGACCATAAAACACCAGTGCCACATTTTGATCTTGATGATGAGGATGATGATGAGCCACAATTTCCATTCCATCAATTTCAACAAAATCATCATCCTAATCAAAATGAAGGATGCCAACATCAATAATTTATTTATTCATCTTCATTGTCAGAATCATTTTTTTTCTTTTGTTGTTCAGCCATTCTTCTTTGCATCATTTGTTGTTGTAACATTTGTTGTTGTAGCATCATTTGTTGCATTTGATTATTTGTTAATTCTCTACTCATATCATTTTTCTTTTTTGATGATTTATTTTTATTATCATCATCATTACTTTCATCTTCATTGTTTTCAGCATTTTCATCATTTTCATCATCTAAATCTGTAAATTCTTCATTGTCATCGTCATCATTATTTTTTTTAGAAGGTCTAGTAAACCATTTCCATAAATAGTATCCAACAATAACTAACAGTACTAATATAAGGATATACACATATTTTTTTGAAATTGAAAATCCAAATAAACTAAAACCATCATCACTTACTTCAGGGACTTGACTTGCAACTTGTCCTCCATTCATTTCAGCAATTAATTGATTTCTTATATTATTAACTAATTCTTGTGGAACATTTTGTAGATTTAATCTTGGTTCTGGAGCCTGCAATTGTTGTACATTAGGTCTTGGTTGTGGCTGTGGTGCCATAGGTCTTGGTTGTTGTACATTATTTTTACTGAATCCAGCAGGCAAATTAGGTTGATTCGAATTCATTATATTATTCCTATATCTAAAAATAAATAAATTTCAAACACATTACAATAAATTATGTTATTATATTTTCAAGAATTTTATCTATTTTTCCATAGAGATCTTCTAAACTTCCATCATTATAAATTTCATAATCTCCATTAAGTTCACTGATATTTTCAGATGCATGATTATCATTTACTTGTAGATTTGGCCTGATTATTTTAATAATTATACCATTTTTTTCTCTAATTGCATTTATTTCATTCTGAAACCGAACATCTGATATAACAACATTGTAATCTAATTTTTTATTTTTTTCATAATTATCCATACAAAGTTTTACCCAGAAACTACTTTCTATATTCGGAATAATTTCATTAATTTTGTTTCTGAAAATATCAGTTCCTAGATATTGAAATGCCGTTCTAGGCATAATTCCCCATCTTTGATCAATAATCTCTTTTTTATCACCATACAATTGATCATCATCAAAATTAAATAAAATTCGACATGCCTCTTTCAATGGATCAGCAAAAGCAATTCTTTTGAAATTGTATTTTTTAATTAAATAATTAGCTGTTGTATCTTTTCCTGAAAATTTATGCCCTAATACACCAATTAACATTTTTTATTAAATAATATATATTTTTTGTATATTCAAAGTGAAATTCAAAAATTTGATAATATGATAAAATAATAGACTTAAACATACTTTAAGTCAAATATATAAATGATTAAATTCAATGAATTATTTGAAGATAATAAATCAACACAGACAGAAACATCAGAAAAGTTAGAATGTTCTATGCCATGGGTTGATAAATACAGACCTGAGAAAATAGATGATATGGTATATCAAACGGATGTTATGAAAATGTTAAAAAATGTATTAAAAACTGGAAATCTTCCTCATTTATTATTCTACGGCCCATCAGGTGTTGGAAAAACATCAGCAATATTAGCAGCAGCAAGAGAATTATTTGGCCCAAGAAAATTCAGAGAAAGAGTTAAGGAACTTAATGCTTCAGATGAAAGAGGAATTAATGTTGTCAGAAATAAAATAGTAACTCTTGCAAAAATGTCAGTAAGCGAGAAAGATCCAATGTATACTTGTCCACCATTTAAAATTATTATTCTGGATGAGGCAGATGCGATGACAACTGAAGCACAATCAGCATTAAGAAAAACAATGGAAGATTATTCTCATATTACTCGTTTCTGTTTTATTTGCAATTATATCAATCAAATTATCTCACCAATAACATCAAGATGTGTTAAATTTAGATTTAAACCTATAAATGATGAATTTATGACAGAAAGATTATTATTCATTGCACAAAATGAAAAAATGGATATTGGAAAGTCAGCTATTAAAAAAATATCAGAAATTTCTAATGGTGATATGAGAAAAGGAATTATGATTTTACAAAACTTGAATTATTATAATAAAAAAATAGTAGTTGATGATGTCTTAGAAATTTCAAATATGATTCCTATTGAAGAAATAAATCAAATTATTGATGTTTGTGTAACTAAAAAAAATGTAAAAATTTCTAAAATTAAAAATAAAACAAATGATTTAATATCAAGTGGGTATCCGGTTAATATTATTCTGAGCCAATTAATAAATCAAGTTATATTATCTGAAAAATTAACTGATAATATGAAAGCAATTATATGTTACCATATTTCAAAAACAGAAAAAAGATTAATAGATGGCGCAGATGAATATTTGCAATTATTAAGCGCTCTAATGTGTATTAGAAGTTCTTTTTTAGGTATTGCATTAACTTATGAAAAAAAATGATAATATATTTAAATATTAAATAATTAATATTTAAATATTAAAAATGGCATTGCAAGATTACAATATTACGTTTGATCTTTATGGATCTCTTTATTTTTCTAATAATACACATACATATCAAGTGAATGTTGATGGAAAAAATAATGTGAATTTGGAAAGTGGCGATTATCCAATTATTGTTGAATCAAAAAATATATATAAATTAAAATATTTAGATGAAAATTCATTAAAAAATAAAATTAGAAATGATGATAATGATGAAGATGATGATAACAATGATGGAGACTTGCTTCAACAATACTATCCTGAAGATATCGATCATATGAATAATGATGATCCAATTATAGAGCAACAGTATATCAATGAAGATATGATCAATTTATATGGTGAACATAATTTACTTTTTAATTTTTGGGAACCAGAAGGATCAGATACAAACCAAATTAAAATTCATAATCGCAAAGATTGCGATATTATGGCTCTATATGATACTTATATATATGATTCCAATAATAGATTAATATTTAAAAGTCATTCACCTGACGATAGTTCAATATATAGAATAAGAATTTACCCAACTGGAGAACTTTATTTTAGACCTATTGGATATTCTGAAAGAAAGTATATTTTGAATATTTTTGGTGGTGAGTTAAAAATAACTTAAAAAAACAAAAATATTATATATATTATGAATCAAACCCAATATCCAAAGAATCTTGAATCAGCTACTAAATATGAATATAAATTTTGGAATACACAACCAATGACAAAAATAAAAGAGCATGTTACAGTTGATACAGAATTTAATAATGAAACTTTATCAAATCAACAAGAATCTCTACCGGATGGATTTGTATGGATGAAATATGATTTTTCAAAATTTGAGGACAAACAAAAAATCTCATTATTTTTGAGCAAGTTTTATGGATTAGATTCGAGTGCTGAATTTTCAAAACAATATAATGAAACTTATTTAGATTGGTTAAGTAATGAAAGAACATATATTGCATTGGGTGTTGAATATAAATTAGCGACTATGGGATTTATTTATGGACATGTTCAGAAAACACAAGTTAATAGAAGACAACTTGATATTGTTGAAGTTAATTTAGCATGCATTCATCCGAAATTAAGAAATAAAAATTTATTACCACGCCTAATAACTGAATTGAGGAGACAATTTGATTCATTAGGATACAAATATGGAACATTTTCAACTGTTAATTATATGTCTAAACCATTTTGTAGTTCAGTTGCTTGGAATCGTGTCATTGGAGCTAAAGTGTTAATTGATACAGGATTTATTAAATTAGATCAATCATTGACATTAGAGATGGTTAAAAATTCAAGTCGTTTGCCTAGTAAACTCGATATTGAAAATTATAATTTTAAAAAAATGGATGAATCTCATATTGACCGAGCATATGAATTATTTAATAATTACATGGATAAATATAATGTTCATCCAATTTTTAATAAAGATGACTTTAAAAGAGAATTTTATAATAATAAATTTATCAACACATTTGTTGTTGAAAATAGTAATGGTCAAGTACTTGATTTCTTTAGCTATTATACATTAACCACAAATGTATTGAAGAATAATACTAAACATAAAAATATCAAGAGAGGATATTTATATTATTACACATGTCAAAATTTGACACCATATAAATTACTTCAGAATATATTAATTCTTGTGAAAACACATGGTGTCGATGTTTTCACGGCATTAGATAATATGGAGAATATGTATGTACTTAGAGAATTAGGTTTTGATGAAACATCAACAACATATCATCAGTATATGTACAATTTGAAAATACCGACATTACAAAACACACAAGTTGCAAGAATATATTCATAATTGTCTAATAGAATAAATAATATTATTGTTAAAATCTTTTTTTACTAATGCATAATCAATTATATTTAGCATATTGATGAGTATATTTAATATATCTGTATCTTTAATTTCATCACTATCAGTTTCCTGGTTAATTTGCAAATCAATGTTAAATTTATCTTTGAAAATTTGACAATATTTTTTCATTATAGTTCTATTGTGCTTTTTATTTTTTAGCAATATATATTCTTTCATATTTGTAAATTCACTTAAAGAATTATATTCAGCCTTTAACCATTCATTGACAAAATTTAAAATTACATCATATTTTTCTTTTAGAATTAGAGTCTTATATTTTTCAACACGACGAAGATATTGATTGATAGTCTCTTTGCCTTTTGGATTGAATTGCGGTACTTCTATTACATTCATCTTGTCCATTAAATTTTATTTTATAATATCTTATATAAAATAATATTATTTTCAAAATTTTATATATATGAATGACCATAGAATTATAAAACCCAAAATTGATAAAAGTCAATATGAATATTTCCAATTGAATAATAAACTTGATGTTGTTTTGATTTATGATAAAGATACGGATGTTTCTGCGGCGGCCTTATCTGTTGGTATTGGATATAATAATGATCCAGAAGAATATCAAGGATTAGCACATTTTTTGGAACATATGTTGTTTATGGGAACAAAAAAATATCCACAAGAAAATTACTATCATAAAAAAATTGCAGAATGGGGAGGTCTAGCTAATGCTCATACTATGGAAAATAACACAACATATTATTTTCAAGTGTTAAATGAATATTTTGATGATTGTATTGATTTATTTGCACAATTCTTTATTGAACCATTATTTCTAGAAGACAGCGTTAATAGAGAAATTAATGCAGTTAATTCAGAATATGATAAAAATATCACTCATGAATATGTCAGAATATTTGGAGTTCTTAAAGAACTTGTTGTGAATAATCATCCATTTTATAATTTTGGAATTGGTAATAAAGAAACTCTTAATAAACCGAATATTCGAAATGCTCTTCTTGAATTTTATGACAAATACTATTCATCCAATATAATGAAACTAGTTATTTTAACCAATAAGAAAGTTAAAAATAATATTATTGACATATTCAGTCAAGTAAAAAATAAAAATGTTAAAATTACTCATCAAATTATATTGCCATATGAAAATTCACATTTAATAAAACTTGTCCCGATTCAGAATTCAGATGAATTGATAATCTTTTGGCAGATACCAATAACTAGTAAAAAATATAAACCATTAAAATATATTTCATATTTGTTAGGCCACGAAGGTCAAGGAAGTTTATATTATTTTTTAAAAAATAATGGATTATGCACATCATTGATGCCAGGTATACAATATGAAGATAATACATTTCAATTATATGGAATTAATATCGAATTAACAGAAGAAGGATTAAAACATATCCCGTTTATTATTGATTGTGTATATAAATATAAGGAAACTATCACTATAAGTAAAGATATATACCAAGAATTAAAAATTACAAGTAAAATTCAATTTGATTATTCTATTACAGGAGAAAAGATCGATTATGTTTCATCATTAGCCATGAATTTATTAAAATATAAACCAAAAGATGTTATTTGTGGCCCAGGTTTACTTCCGGAATATAATCAAAAATTCAATGACCATCTTTCTAATACATTAAAGTATATTAAAAAAAGTAATGAAATTATTATGATTATATCAAAAGCCTATGAGAAAACAACAAATAAAACAGAGAAATGGTATGGTGTAAAATATATGAATGAAACTAATCCAAAAACTCTTGGTAATGAATTTATTAAAACATCATTAAACTATTCACCAGAATTACCAGAAAAAAATATTTTTATTCCTAAAGAAAAAGATTTAAAAATGATAAATCCAAAAGGATTACAAATTAAAAAATATCCATTAGAACTAAAACCTAATTTATATTACATGTTTAGTTCTTCTTTTGAAATACCAAAAATCTTTTGTAATTTAATTTTATATAATGACAATTTTTACAAAAATGCGAAAGATAATTTATTACTATCATTATATTTAGGAATTATACAAGAAAGATTAACTTATAAACTTTATAATGCTAATGTCGTTGGTACAGGGTATAATGCATTGATGAATTCAAATTGTATCAATATAAATTTTTTTGGCTATATTGGAGGAATAGACAAAATTATAGATTTATTCATTGATGCATTCTTGAATATTGAAATTACAGAACAAGAATTTAATTTAGAAAAATATGAATTAGATAGAAATCTAAAAAATTTTATATATAACCAACCATTTCTTATTGCTAATGATTATTTTAAAGAAAAGCTATATCTTATTAATCACACAAATGATGAATTAATAACAATGCTTAATAAAATTACATTTAAAGAGATTAACAAACCAAAGAGTTTTAAGTGGGATGTAAAGACTTTTGTTTATGGTAATATTGATCAACACATAGTTAATGAGTTTAATCAAAAATGTGAAATTTTTAATTCTGAAATAAAAACTAAAAGAGTTTCGAAAATTTATAAATTACAAGATGGTGAACAGCATACATATATTAAAAAATCATTAAATCCAGAAGAAAAAAATAATTTAATTTATTTATTTTGTGAAATTGGCAATGTTATTAAAAAAACGTCTCATGATTGGGATATTACGATTCTTTGTACACATTTAATAGAGTTAATATTACGAGAAAAATTTTTTACTGAATTGAGAACAGTTGAACAAACAGGGTATATTGTTAAAACTAATGTTAGATATTATGAAGCTAATAAAGGAGACGTTATTGGGATTGTATTCATGATTCAATCACATATTTATCCTAATATTTTAAGAAAGAAAATCAAAAAATTTATTGAAAAACAGTATAATGGATTAAAAGATGAATCAAATGAATATATTGATCAATTAAAAAAGACATTAAAGACATCTATTGAAGTTAAATTTGATTCACCATATGAAGAATATGATTTTATGTCCAACGAAATAATAAGTCAAGAATATATTTATGATTATAAAGAATTAGTCCTTAAAAATATTGATAAAATTGATAAACAAATGCTACTAGATTTTTATGATAAATATTTAATTGATAAAAAAACAAGAAAAATTAGGATATTGGAAATGTATAAGCATGATCTTTAATAAAAGAATTATTGAAGTTCATGCATCGCGGTCATCTTCGGGGGTCTCGTCCACCGGCGTGGGAAAGCACTTAGGACATGGTATCACACTGGCATCCAAAACATCAGTGCTATAAGGTCCCGGATAGTCGCCGAATCGAACAATCTTCCCAAGATCAAAGCAGCGGTGACAGTCATGCTCAAGTTTGCAAGCCCATGCTGCTTCGGTGAGAAGGAGTCGAACCTCGTTGATGGATTCGATATCAGAAAATTCGGGGCGAACAGCATGTTCGTTAATCTTGCGCAACAATTGCACGAAGTCGTGCGCAGCCTGTAGGTCGCCTGTGGAGCCAGCAAACACAGTAATCAGCGTGAAGAGATCTGAAGGAAAAGAAATGTCTTCACTAAAAGGCAAAAAGAAGTCGCGAAGACGACCACCAAATGCGTAGCTTCGCAGCTCTGATGTATTGCCGTCATCATCAGAATCAGTTGGGTACTGGACCCTGCCTGTCTTATCGACCCGAAAGTTAGATGGCAACCTCTTTCTGCGCTCACGAAGAGCCTTCCGAATAGTAGCAATGCGACCACAAAGAGCAGCATACTGCACTTCATAACGGGCATGAATAGTAGCACGCACTTTTTGATAGGAATTCATGGTGGTTGCCATGAACCTTTTTAGTTAAAATGCCAAATTTAATGACATCTTCAATAACTTTATTTTTCAATTTTTTAATAATGAATGCATGTTAATGAAAAGTAATAAATAATCATTATCTTAAGATATTGTGCATTTTATGTATACTTATTGTAAAAGTATACCAATTTACTATTTCGTATCAGACTTTGCGCATTTGCAAACAAAATTGTACCATAACATAACAAATTATTATTTTAATTAAGTATTATTAAATAATTTTGTTGATAAATGCGTTGTCTTATATAATATTCCAGATAATCATGTAATAAATCAATTTGACTAGCAATATAATTAAACAGTAATTCCATTTGATATTTTGTTATACTAAAATCAAATAATGATAATCATTTCACTAGTCATCAAATGGTATGTGATAGAAAAGTGATAAGATAACTAATTCAATATAATGATTATTGAATTAAAATTAAATAGTTTATTATCACATTTTTTACCAACATTCATTGGTAAAAAATTGATAAATCTATATAATATTATAAATACATATAAAGAAATACCAAATTAATTTACATCATGGACCCCCAACCTATAAATCAAGAAGATATTGAAAATGCTAAAAAAGAGGCCGAGCAAGAAATTTCACAAGTTGGAGAATTACCACAAACAGATCTTCCGCCAATCCCGGATAAAGAAAAATTAGATCAATTGAAGGCATTTATTGACGCCTTACCTGCTGAAAAGAGAGCACAATTACTTGCCAATTTAGCGAGTTCTAATGGAAATGTCTTAAATCCAAATAATAAGACATATTCGACAGAATCATCAGACAGTATGTTAAAACAAAAATTGAGAAGAAAGATGCAAGAAAAAAAATATGGCAGAATGACTTCACATGCTAAAGAACAAGAGAAACAAAAGATGCTTACAAAAATGCAAGAATATCAAAAACAAAAAGGCCCAACACAATCACCACAAACTACAGAACAATCAACAACAGAAACATGTGGTGATAATTGTGATAATAATTGTGGTGGCACACATTAAAAAATTGATTTATGAACTATATATAATAATTATTTATTCATGTTAATAATTATTATAAGATTATGGCTAAAAATACTGGATCAGGTGGAAGAACTGGCGTAATCGCCAATCGATCACAAACATATAATCCAAAGACAGGACTTTATGTTAAGAGAGATACAGAAACGGGAAAATTTATGGGAACAAAAGATACAGCATTTAAAAATGTGCGTCGTGATGATAAGGCAAAAGGACAAGAAAAAAAATAGTTAGTTTATTTAATCATTTATAAAATATTCATTAATTATATTATGGATATAATTAACGAATATAAAACAAAAATAATAAATGCAATTGATTATGATGATGCAAAATCATTAATAAATTTTGCAATATCAATAATAAGTAATAATGAAACTGAGATAAAGATATTGAATAGTTTACTAGATAAAGATAGATATACTAATAAAATGGAATTTAAAAAATTTCTTTCATACTTAAATATTTTTAACCAAATAACGTATAAAGATGATGCTGAAGTTTTAATTAACGATTTGGAATCAATGATCAATGATAATGTACAATTAAATACCCTAAAAAGAATTATAATAAATAAACCTCAATTTACTAACAAAATAAATAATTACACTAAATCATGTCCTCATTGTACCAAGATGTATATTGGTAATGATAATACAACTTATGTAGTTTGTGGATATACCGATAAAGGGTATGATTGGAAAGGATGTAGTAAAGATTGGTGTTTCAAATGTGGAAAAAAATTATGTAAAAGTTGGAACACTGATCATTTATATAATCCTCTCAATAGAATTCATGACACAAAATGTTGTAAAAATTATGCAGCCAAAATAAAAAGTAATTATTCATATGATTTTTGTCAATGTGTTGCTGAATATAATAGACGATATTAACGTCAATGATTCATATATCATATTTATATACCTTTTATATGTTTAATCTGTAGAAAAAATAGGCATATATACTTTTTATAATTCATACATGAACACAGATATAGATTTATTAAATTGAATTATATGATAATCAATATAGGAATTATCTTATTATACTACGCGGCTGCACATCAACACAGTATAACTACGTTGAATTTATGGTACATCGTAGTGGTATAATGTTGTAATATTTCCGCGTAACCTCATCTAAAATAATTAATTTATATAAATTTGCGCAGACGTCTAACACCATTGATTTATTGCGTTGAATAAAAATTAAATGATGTATAGCGCAATAAATCAATGTTGTTATGCAGCTGCGGACGTATTGAATTCATATATTTTTATAGTTAGTTAGTATTAACAGATTTATTATTATCGCTTTTAACTTATTAGATTTTTTGCTAATATATTTTTATTTGTACAATTTTTCAAAAATATCCTCGTTTATTTAGGATGAGTTTAATGATTTTTCAAAAAATATAATCATATATTATAGATGAGTTTTTCATTGATTAGAAAAGTCGACCCGCAATTAGTCGATGTGCGGTTAAATTATAAAAATATTGCTGGTGATTTTTTAACTTACTATTATAATATTTATGATGATGATTTTCCAAGATTAAATAATCTTTACTATAAAGAATCACAATTTACATTTAGGGATAAAGAATTTTATGGTTTTAGTAATCTTATGGATTTAATTGTCAAAACATATAAAATATACAAATTTACACATTCAATTGCCCATGCAACTGTTCAACCAATAAATAATTCTGATTTATTAATCGTAGTTCACGGTATGATTTCTGTTAATAATTCACCCCATTTTGATAAATATATTGAAACAATACTATTAAGAAGAGATGATAGTAATAGATTTATGATTTTGAATACAATATTTAAGTTAGTCTAGTAATAATAAAAATTGAAATTATTATTAATTGTTAATTCCATTCTTTGTAATTTTATAAACGATCCACGATGACTTGTGGCAAGGGTTTACCATGCCCAATTTGTAGGGCAAGGATGAATTGTACACACATAACAGGGCCTAAGAACCCGAAGCATCCGGATCATTCGAGTGGAGCATGGCTGAAGTGCCCAAACTGTCTTGGCAAGTGTCCATCTTGCTCGGCCATTATGTTCAAGTGGACAGCCTATTATTTTGTTCCTTGTCGCCTAGGGAACTGTCGTAGAGCTTTACGACGAAGTATTGTTGCTTTTGCCATGTGTTGCAACGTATCACCTTTGCTTCTGCGTTGTATTAACAAGGATGTCATGAAGATCATCATTTCAAAGATGATCGCATAAGTAATTGTAAAAAATTGATTATTAAATCATATTTAAAATATGATTTAATAACTTTATTAAATAGAAATGGAAGAACAAATTTTTCTTCAGCAACTACCAAATGAGTTTAATTTTCCAAAAAATGAAGAGAATATAATGAAATATTGGGATGTAAATAAAATTTATTGGAAAAATATCGAAAAAAATGTGGGGAATCATAAATATCAGCAAATTGATGGTCCTCCATTTACATCAAGTTCATCATTACATTGGGGTCATATTCATATTTCTATGATGAAAAGTAGTAATATGAATTATTGGACTATGCAAGGCTATGATGTATTTAATAAATTGGGTTATGATGTACATGGTTTGCCAGTAGAGTTAGCTGCCAATAAAAATCTTCAACTCATGACAAACCAAGATGTAATTGATTATGGAATTGCAAAATATAATGAATATTGTGTCAATATGATTAATGGCTTCATGGGGTCATGGCATCCAGTATTTGATCGTGTTGGACGATTTTTTGATAAAACAAATGAGTATAAGACAATGGATTTGAATTATATGGAATCAGTTTGGTGGATTTGGAAACAATTATGGGATAAAGGTCTAGTTTATAGAGGTTACAAAATTATGCCATATTCTATTGAGTGTGGAACATCTTTATCATCATCTGAAGCAAGCGGTGATGATGTTTATAAAGAAATTTCTGATCCATCAGTCTATGTTAAATTTAAAATTAAAAATACTTCTAATTTATATTTTGTAGCATGGACAACAACACCATGGACTCTTCCAAGTAACCTGGCATTAGCAATGAATCCAAAATTAGAGTATATTAAAATTCATGATATAAGAACCAATGATTATTACATCATTTCATTAAAATCATTAAATAGATTTTATCCACAACAAATCGGTATTATTAGACCGTTTAACATTTTATCAACACATAAAGGTGAAGAATTTAATGATATGGAATATGAACCAATTTTTGATTACTATAAAAATGATAGATTAAATTTTAAAGTATTGATGGCTGATTTTGTTGATGATACTTCTGGAACAGGTATTGTTCATATTGCACCCTCTTTTGGAAATGAAGATTTTGAACTATGTATTAAAAAAGATATTGTAAAAATTGATGAAATTGGTAAATACTGCCCAATTGATGAAAATGGATTTTTTACTAATAAAATTTATGATTTAGTTGGAACAAAAGTATTTGATGCTAATCTTAAAATTATTAAAAAATTAATCGATGAAGGAAAATTAGTGAGGAAAGAAAATTATAGACATAGATACCCACATTGTTGGAGAACAGATACACCATTAATCCAAAAAGCTGTTTCGAGTTTTTTCATTAAAGCTTCGGCCTTAAGAGATAGAATGGTCAAAAATAATGAAAAGGTTAAATGGGTACCTAAAGAAATTGGATCTGGAAGATTCAAATCATGGCTAGAAGGAGCCACAGATTGGGGAGTCTCAAGATCAAGATTTTTTGGAAATCCAATTCCGGTCTGGGTTTCAAATGACGGTGAAGAAATGATTTGTATTGGATCAATTGACGAATTGGTTCAATTGGCCGGTTTAAAAGAAAGACCGGCCAATCTTCATCCCGAATTTATTAAAGATATTACAATTCCATCAAAAATGGGAAAAGGAACATTAAGATGGGAAGGTTCTGTAATGGATTGTTGGCTTGAATCAGCATGTGTTCCTCTAGCTCAATATCATTATCCATTTGAAAACAAAGAACTGGTTGATGAAATTATTAAAACCGGATATCTTTCTGAATTTGTATCTGAAGGAAGTGATCAGGTAAACAAATGGTTTTATGTTCTCACTGTAATTTCAACTGCCCTCTTTGATATTCCGGCATTTAAAAATGTTGTTTGTAATGGGTTGATTCTATCAGAAACAGGAGAAAAATTTAGTAAAAGATTGAATAATTTTATTCCACCAATGGAACTTTGTAATGAAATTGGGGCTGATGCTATAAGAATGTATTTTGTTGGATCACCCGCTTCTCATGGAAGTTCATTTACATTTGATAAAAGCAAAATTCACGAAATTAATTTTAAATACTTTCAATGGTTAAATTGTAATAAATTCTTCATTGAACACCATACTAAATATCAAAAAGATGGTAATATATTTAGACTGGATGCTTATTTGGAAAGTACAAATGTTACTGATAATTGGATTCTATCAAGATTAGGTGAAATTGTTAATAATATTAATTCAGTTATGAGTGAATATCTTCTATATAAAGTGAAACCTGAATTATTAGAATTCATTGAAGATTTAACAAATTGGTATATTAAATTCAATAGAAACAGGTTGAGAGGTAGATACTGTGATAGTCAAGAACAAGGTAGAGCATTATCAACACTGTATCGAGTTTTGGTAATGTTTTCAAAAATCTCTGCACCATTTATTCCATTTTTGTCTGAAACATTATATTTGACTTTAAAACCACTGTTGTCAGAAAAAGAAAGAATGGAAAGTGTTCATATGTGTGATTATCCAAAAGAAACTGAATTTCCTAAGGATGCAATTATTATTAGAAGAATGAAAAGATTACAGCAGGTCGCAAAGATGGTTAGAGTTTTAAGAACTAAATCTAAAAATTTCAATAGTGTTAAAACACCAATTAAAAATATTACTATTGTTCATGATGATGAAGAGTTTATTGATGATTTGAAGATCTTTGAAAAATACATGTTTGAAGAGTTAAATAGTATCAGATTGTCTTATTCTACTCACGTTGATGCAAAATATAAAGTTGAACCAAACCATAAATTAATTGGAGCAAATTATAGAAAATTATCCAATCAAATTAAAGAAAAACTATTGACACTTGATCAAGATACCATTAAACAATATTTAGATAAAAAAGAATCAGATACAAATTTATCAATTACATTAAGTGACGGTTCCATTATCAACTTACATAATAACATGTATACTATTGTTAAAGATGAAGCTTTATCACTTGGGCCAAATGAATTAGGAGTAGCAGATAATAATTTAATTGTTATTCTTGATGCAAATTATGATAATGAGGTTATTGAAAAATATTTGATGAGACTATTCATTGTAACAGTTCAAAAGATGAGAAAAAATACTAATTTAAGACCATGGAATAAAATTGGAATTTACTATAAAACACAAAGTGAATTGGTTAAAAATGCAATAATTAATAATCAAAAAAATATTAATGAAGAACTATTCTATGAAGTCAAATATTTAGAAGATGATGTAATTATTAAAGAAAAAATTATTATTTCACAAAAAGTTAATTTGGAACGTGAATTAGTTAATATTATAATTACTGATCAATATTCACAAAACGTATAATGGATATCTATTTAGCCATTTTATCTTATTATTTTTTTCTTTTATGAGAACAAGTGACCAAGTTTGATATTTTAACATTTTTTGTATTTCTTTAATTGATGGAATTTGACATTCAGAAGTTATATGCCAATCACTGTTTGAATATTTTTTTCCTTTAATTTTATGAAATCCATTTTGCTGTAAAAAATCTGCAAGTTTATCAAGGGTTCGCGATTTAAAATAAATTGTATTTCCGGTGGTCTTTATCTTATCTAATGATACTGTCCATTCGGCATTATTGCTTGACTGTGATGAGATATATTTGATGAATTTTTTTGCATTAATATTATCAGGATGGAATCCAACAATAGTTACATGTATTCCACCCCAAGTCGGATTACATTTTTTTAGAAAAGGATGTGAACTAGATGTCAAATTTGGAGCAATATAAACAGCATAATTTCCATCTTGCAAACCAAATTGAGTTGGTGATTTAGAATAAATCGCGGCTTGTGTAATGGTATAAGTATATGTTCCAATTAAACATGGAAGTCTGCTTGTTGATACTAAATGTTTGTGCATTTTAATTGGTTGCATCATCACCATTGAATTGATAATTGTTGAGCCCATTCTAACAATCCCCATTGTTCTCCCTCTTATTGGAACAACATATCCATTAATATCAGTGGCATAGTCAGTATGATTATTAGCTGACATCAATATATTGTTTAATGGTATTCTCACCATGCTATTTGTTTCCATCCAATGTTTTTCATTCCAACTACAATTAGAATGTATCATATTAACATTATGAATATAATCTTTGAAACTTATTCCATCGATGTAAATAATATAGGCAATATAGCCTTTAAAATTAATATGAGCAGCATATTGTGTTAATTCTTCAGGTGTGATATTGATCATATTAGCTGTTTCCTCACGGCCTTCGCGATAAGCGGTAATTTCTGATGTTTCGCCTGGATCACTTCTTCCACCAATATCACTATAATTCATGTTATCTTTGCCAAAAAGAGTTATAACTGGTATTCCTTTATATGATTCAATGATTAATATTCCTGCGCCACCAGGCATATATATTTAGATGATAAAAAAGTTGATTAATTTATAATATTAATTATATTTGTTATATATATGATTAATTATATTTATGACTACTAAAGTAGCAGTTAAAAATCTTCTTATCGATGAACACTGTCCTGTCAAAGGAGTATTAGTTGAAAAGGATGAAAAAATATATTCATGTTCATTAAATCAAACAGATATTAAAAGTAACAAGAATAAATTTTACATTATACAGTTGATTAAAACGGGCCAAGAATACAATATGTATGTGAGGTATGGAAGAATTTCCGATCCTGGTGTTACGAGTCTTAAAAAGTTTTCCGATGAAGCATCCGCCATTCGCGCTTTTGAAACACAATTTAAGACTAAAACTGGAAATCTTTGGTCATCCGATACATTCGAAAAGAAATCAGGAAAATACTTTTTATCTGAAGTTTCATATGATGATGCTATTAAAGATATCAAAGATATTGAAATTAAGACGCCACCTTCTAAACTTGATTCTAAAGTACAAGAATTAATTAGTATGCTTTCTGATACCAATATGATGAATGATGCATTAGTTTCTCTCGAAATTGATACTAAAAAGATGCCTTTAGGTAAATTAAAAGATACTCAACTTAAGAAAGCTGAAAAAGTCTTAGACGATATTCTTAAAATGTTACAAGACACAAAAGTAAAGGCAGATCCTGAATTATTAACGGATTTATCATCTGAATATTATACCTATTTGCCATTAGCTTGTGGTCGAAAGAAACCTCCTGTTATTGAAACTAGTGAGATGATTGATAAATATAAAGATGTCATTGATGAATTGCGAAAGATGGTAGTTGCTGTTAATATCAAGAATAATGTTAAATCTGGTGAAAATCCGTTGGACAGTATTTATGATGGAATTAAAACAGAAATTAAGTCATTGGATAAGAATAGTGCAATGTATGCGGAGTTGTTGAAGTATATTGCGAATACACATGGTCCAACACACGGATGTAAACTTGAAGTTTTAGACATATTTGAAATTGAACAAGAAGGCGTACGAAAAACATATGAAGAAGCATGTAAGGGTATCGATAATCGCACTTTATTATTTCATGGAACGCCGATGTCATGTGTATTATCTATTTTTAAAAATAAATTTTACTTAGATCCCCGAAAGGTTAATAATACAATAAAAATATCAGGAAAGTTGCTAGGCTATGGTGTTTATTTTGCCGATTCATGTTCAAAAAGCATAAATTATTGTAGAGCTTATTCAACAAATAATATTGGATGTTTAATTGTCAATGAAATAGCATTAGGAAATATAAGTACTCGAAATAATCCAGATTACAATATTAATAAAAGCGTATTAGATAAAACAAATTCACATTCTATTCAAGGACTAGGTAAATGGGAGCCATCATCTTTCACAATGGTTGATGGAGTCAAAATTCCTAATGGGCCACTGATAGAAAAAAATAAAGGAACATATCTCAAATATAATGAATTTGTGGTCTATGACATTAATCAAATATTTAGCAGATATTTGATTATTGTAAAAAATAATGGTAATTATAATTTTTAATTATTTGTTTATTATTTGAAATAATAAAAATAAAATAATTTACACGCGCGCTCTTCCTCTTTGTCGGCATGTTTCAAAACTAATATGTTTAATCACAAAGTAAATGAATGAAACTAAAACTTGTACAATAATTGTTGTAAAAATGGTCATAATACATCCAACAATGAACCAAGTGTTTGACCGAAAGTAAATAACTAATATTTCAATGATTACATTTGCCACTGAAATAAAAACTAAAGCAACTGATGCGTTACTTGATAAATCGGCTTGTAAATCAGCAACTTGTTTTTGGCTTGCACCTTTAAAACTTGATCCTGCAGCGGATACCCTGTTTCCCCATGTTGTATCAGACAATCTAGAAAGAGCATAAATAGTAAATGTTCCAACAAGTGTTGGTAAAAAGAGCCAATATGGAATACATGAAATAAGAAGATATCCAAGAGATTTGAAATCTAATGCAACAATGGCCATTATAAATGGCATACTCATGATAGCAACAGTACACCATTGAATAATTGCATTATCAATACCTGGTGGAAAAAAATTCCATCTAACACATTCTTTAATATATCCAGCAATAATTAAACACATACCGATTGCATTAGCAACAACCAATAAGTAGAATAATGGTTTAACAAAAACAATATATCGATGAACCCACATGAAAAATAATACTATCACTGTATATAAAACTATTATAATAATTGGGACATATGATTCAACATTAAAGACAGATGATAATGCAAGATACAATGCGGCACAAAATATAGATGGTGAAATTGATGCCAGGAGATAATTGATTAATTGCGAAAGATATAAAAGGTAAATAAGAAATCTTCTGAAAAAATTATGTTTTGATTCCAAAATCAAATGAGGTTTACTTAATGTACTCCAAACATAACATAAGAATGCACCATTAATCCATCTTCTTCTTTGTAAGACAAATGGCCTTAATTCTGTTTCTGCTTGGAATTTGAATACAGCACCATCAACCCATGTTGTATATGCTCCTTCTTTTCCATGTGTTACAACTGCATAAGATGGAATTCTATCTTCTGCTAATTTAACATTTTCACGTATAAGATCTGTTTCTTCTGGAGGTGTTGCAACAATATGACTATAATGTTCCAATGCTGATTCTATATGTCTGTCATATCCAGCTAGTGTTATTGAGAATATTTGTTGCGAGTCAGAATCTTCTCCATCTCCCATTTGATAAGGTGAATCATTTATTAATGGTAATTGTGATGGTAAATTTGATGAAGAATTTTGTGGTGAATTTCCTCCACTTGGTGCAACCACCACTTCAACAAGATCATTAGATTGTTTACTATAAGGTAAGAAAATAGATTGATTCCTAATATCTGCTCTAGGAGATTTTATTTCAGTCGATTCAGAAAATTCATTGGTATAACCCAATGATGATAAATCTATTGTTGATGAACTTGGTCTGATGCCAATAATTTCTTTTGATAATTCTATTTCTAATGGATCCAATGCCCGAAATTTTCTTTTTGAGAGTAAACCTGAATATCTAAACATTGCACATGGACCTGGTAAAACTGGAAGACACCCAGCTGCTGAAAATGCTCCTGTATAGATAGCATATGATGCTTCGTAATCAGCCAATTGGATAATTCTAAAAAATTTTCCAACTGATATAATTCCTTCATCAATATCATCTTGTTCTGATGCAGTCATAACTCTTTGTCTTCCAGTACATCCAACACATTGAGGATGTTTTTCCATATATTTAACCAATCGGTACAAACATTGAGATTCATATAAAGTTCCACAGTCAGACATGAAAATATATTTATTATTATCATTATTTCTATTTTCATTTTTGTGAATAACTGCTTGTTTGGCAAATGAATCAAGAATCCATTCTTGTGAATTATGTTTTCTTCTATTTAATCCTTTAATAATTAATGATAATGGCAATGATCTGTATTTCCCATCTTTTGCTCCTGGTATATTAACATTTGCTCTTGATCGATGTTTTTTTGAAATTTTCTGTATGACATATGTAAGATGTGGCGGTTTCTTTTTGGCATTTTCAATTGGTGTACCTCGCCTTTCATCTTCATTTGCAGCATCAACTTCTTCACAGTAATCATCAAGAGCTTTCATAAGATTATCCCAATAAGTAACATGTTCTGATGTTGAACAAAAAATATGTTTAAAAAATTCTTTTGTATCTTTTGCCATTTGTCTGTGACCATCACTCACAAAAACAACTTGGCAAATAGCAAAATTCTGTAATTCAGCTACTTGATCAGCTAAAGAAACTAGTGTTCTTCGCAATTCAACGGCAGTTTCATTATAGAAACAAACACCAATAATTAAAATTGGTAAATCTCTTTCATCAGATTGTAAATTATTATTAGTATCTATTCCAAAATAACATGCATTTGGTTCTGGCTTGTAATCATACCAAGCATTGATTTTTAAAGAAGTAGAATTTGTTGTCCCTGGAATACAATTAGTAACTAATTCCATTCTCAACTAATACATTTTATACATAAGTATTATATATAAGTTAATATATAATCAATTTTTTTAATGTGTTCATTCGTAATTAATAATTATACACTTATAATGTATATATGATTCTCCAAAATAATGGAACATTTAAACAAACGTTATCAGGTATATATGAATATGTCAAAAATAATATAAAATATATTATGTCAGATCCTAAAATTAATGATATGCTTGATCCAAAAAATAATATCACAACAAAAAAATGTCTTGAGGAAAATGACGATGATGATGCAGCATTTTCTGAATCATACTTCTTAACTTTAATAGTACTTATGTCACTTTATGATATAAATATTGATGATGCCTAAAGAAAAAGACTTAAAAAAATACTTATATTATAATTTATAAAATAAGTATTATGCAAGAACTTTTACAAACATTAGTTTCTGTTCCATTAGTTGAGTTTGATGAAACAAGATGTGTTTTTGGCAATGAAGCTCATTTCAATTATTATAATAATTATTTACATCTTGAAGGTAGTAATACAATTGTTAGCGATTTAGATGATACATTTAATGAAACATTAGTAAGATGGTTATGTGGATGTTCAAATGATAATGATAGTAATGAATCATCACGAAAATTATTTGAAACATATGTAAATCAATTATTAAAAAATTGATGTTTCTATAAAATAGACTTAAGGATATATCAATATTAATTATTATAAAATATGCCAGTACATCGAGTGACCTCAGACGATCATTTTACTCAATTACTTAATAGTGAAGGATATACACATGTCTTAGTTGATTTTTTTGCTGATTGGTGTGGTCCATGCAAAATGATTGCACCAAAACTCGAACAAATGTCATCTGAATATAGAAATGTATTATTTGTAAAAGTTAATGTTGATGAAGTGGATGATTTATCACAAAGATATAATGTAACTGGATTACCAACATTCTTATTATTTGAAAGTGGTAATCCAGTTCCTTTGTCATCGCCAGTTGTTGGAGCAAATGAAATGAAAGTTAGAGGACTTTTAGAAACAACCAAAAATCTAGGTCTTAATGAAGAATTTTAATTTTTTTTATTCACATATATTAATATATGAATGAAAATATTGGAATTTTAGATCCCAATGGGAAAAACAATAATCCATTGAATAATAAACCATATTCGGATAAATATAAAAAATTAGCTCAAGTTTGGAGTAAATTACCAGCCTATAAAAAAGCACACGATATTATTGATAAAATAAAAGAAAATCAAGTCATATTAACGATCTTTGAAACAGGAGCTGGAAAAACAGTATTAAATCCAAAATTTGCACTACATGCTTATAATTATGATGCAAAAATTGCAATTACATTACCGAAAAGAATTATTACAAAATCAGCAGCTGAATATGCTGCATTAACTCTAGATGTTGAATTAGGCGAGGAAGTTGGATATCAATATAAAGGATCACCATCAAATGCCAAAAGTGATAAAACAAAATTATTATATGCCACGGATGGAACTATTGTTGCTAGACTCTTAAAAGATCCACAATTAAATGAATTTAATGCAGTCATTATTGATGAGGCCCATGATCGCAAAGTTCAAATTGATTTTCTATTATACCTATTAAGAGAAACTTTAAAAATAAGACCTGATTTCAAAATAATTATTATGAGTGCAACAATTAATGCTGAACTGTTTGCCAATTATTTTAAAGATTTTAAATTTGCAAAAATAGAAGTTCCAGGAGCAAGAACTTTTCCAATTGAATCTATATTTCTTGAAGAAAGCATGAACTATAATAAAATATTAGAAAAAGGTTTTGAGATATTAATTCAAATAATGAAAAATGATGATCCAACAACTAAATCCGCTCATGATATTATATTTTTTGTAACAAGTTCAAATGAAGCCTTTAAAATATGCCAAATGCTAAATGATCATATTAAAAAAGAGAAACAATCAAAATGTGATATATCATGTAAAGGTGATGTCTTCTGTATTGAAGTATATGCTGGAATGCATCCAGAAAAACAAACATTAGCACAAGATAAAGAAAAATATAAAAATGGAAAATATATTAGAAAAGTTGTTATTTCTACGAATGTTGCTGAATCATCATTAACAATCGATGGTGTTAGATATGTTATTGATTCTGGTTATGAATTAAAAGGAAGCTATGATCCTATATTAAGAGCTAGAAAATTAGAAAGAAGTTTAATCACTCAAGCACAAGCTAAACAAAGAATGGGAAGAGCTGGTAGAACAGAACCGGGAATTTGTTATCATATGTATACAAAAGAAGAATTTGATAATAAAATGATTAAATTTCCAGAACCAGAGATCAGAATAAATGATATTACAAGCGAATGTCTCAAATTACTTGTAAATGATAATATTGGAACAGTTGAAAAATTAATTAATATTTTCACTTCTTTTATTGAGCCACCTAAAGAAGATTTTATTAGGACATCTGTTGATGTATTAGAACATATTAGAGTATTGAAAGACAATAAAATAACAGATTATGGAAAATTTTTGAATGAAATACCGGAAGATGATCTGTTTATGGCTAATTCTATTGTTTTTGGTAAATTATACAATTGCTCAAGAGAAATAACCAAAATCAATACTATGATTGCTGCCTGTCGAGGCAATATATCCGATCTATATTCAATTCCAAGTAAAGATAATGAAAAATTAATGGAAAAATTTAAAAAAGAAAAATCAAAATTTTCTCATAAATACGGTGATCATTTATCATTATTAAAAATATTTGATGATATGATGGAAAATAAAGATAAATTATATGACTGGTGTTATAAAAATTTCTTTAAAATTAATACTTTTGTAAAAATTAGTGAAGAATATAAAAAAAAAAAAGAAAAAATTAATAGAATTAATATTAGTAAAGAAACTTTTGAAAATTTTGGATTTAAATACTTTGAAAAAATTAATCAGCTTGATGTTCCTGAAAGAGTTTTAGCATGCATTATTATGGGATTTCAAATGAATACTGCAATTGTGCATAACTCAGCATATCATACTAAATTTTATAAGGGAAATAATATTAAAATTAATAAAATGTCTTTTTTACATGGGAAGGATAAATTGCCAAAGAATGTCGTTTATTATGAATTGTTTGTTTCAATGGGAAGAATGGATTTATCAATTGTCTCAAAAATCCCAAATAAAATTGTTAAAACATTAGCTAACTAGCATAAAGATAAAAATTATATTCTTATATAATATATAAAAGAATGCTGAAATATTTCATCAAAGAAGGTCCAGCCCCATCAAAATCTGGTTATGAATTCAAAATGCTTCATTCTTTTGAAAAAAGAAAAGCTGAGTCTGATAGAATTCATGAAAAATATCCAGATAAAATACCATTAATATTGGAAAGATCAGACGCATGTCATTTGCCAAATATTGAGAAAAAGAAATATCTAATGCAAAAAGATGTTACAATTGGTCAATTTATATTTATAATTAGAAAACAAATTAAAATTAATGAAAGTGAATCTATTTTTCTTTTAATTAATAATAATACTGTTCCACCGACTGGAATGACAATGGATGAAATTTACAATCGTCATGCCGATAAAGATGGATTTTTATATATTACTTATAGTGCACAACAAACTTTTGGATAATGTGAGTTTATTCATACACATATAATATGTATAAATATTATATATGTCACAATCAGAAGAACAATTAAGAGGTATATTTTCATTGAAATGTTTTGACGGAGGAAATCAAGCTAAAATAAATCATTTAGAAAATGTTATGCTCAAAAAGAATGAATTTATTGGTGATATTAAAATAAAAGAATTTGATATTGTTAATGATGTCACAGGTGAAGTTTATAGTTGTAATATTACTGATACATTTTTAATGTCAACAAGAAAACTACCAGTTTTATACATTAATGTTATTCACCAAAATGCAATTCAAAAATTTTTATTATATAAAGTACATTTATATTTTACTATTACAAGTGATATTAGGTCTGTTCATGATCTTTTAGATGAAAAAATATCAGGAAAATTTTCATTAGAAATTACATTGGATGATAGAAAAAAAGAACTATGTGATGATACACTTAATCAGTATCCAGGTGATGAAAAGATGTTTGAAAAATTAGAAAATTTTACTAAAACCGAGACAATGAAATCTCTTGCTGAAAGTTTAGTTGATGAAATCAATCAACGACTAAATTTGGAATATGGAAAAGAATTTGATCATTTAACCAACAAACCGGAAAGTTTTATTTCTTTCAAAAAGAATGATTAATCATTGTTTCCAAATAACATCATAGCTGATGCAGTTATAATCCCTAAATTTTCTAACCATCCTTTTGAACTTGGCACTTTTGTATAATTGTAATTTCCATTTGCAAATGGATAAATATCATTTTTCCGAAGGTCTTCACTTTCAAACATATAACTGGTTGTCAATTCATGTAAATTTTTTCTATTATGTATTGTGTCACATGAAATAACATTGTTGACTGAATTTTCTTCATTAAAACAATCAAAAAAATTATTAGGTTTTATTTTATCTATATTAATAACCACATCATTTGGATTTTCTGTATATATATTCATTTCAATAATTTCATTTGAAATTTTTGATGAATCGGTTTCAGATTCATTAGGTATCTGTGATGAATATGCCTCATGTATGTTTTCAATATTGATTTCTGATGAATCAGTTTCAGATTCATTAGGTATTTGTGATGGATATACCTCAGGTATGTTTTCAATATTGATTTCTGGATGATCAATTATTTTATCAGGTGACTTCTCAATTTTAGAGACAATTGGTGATTCTGTATGAATTTCTGGATTATCAATAAAATCAGTAATGACTTGTTCTTTTATTTTTTTAATAATATCCACATTAACATAATCATCATCGATTACACTAATTGACATTTCAATATTATTAGAATTAATGCTAATTATTGGTGTTATATCTGAATTTACTGGTCCTATAATCTTTTCTGTTATATCACTAAATAGAAATCCTTTATCTTGTACATATTTATTGAAAGTTTCATTATTAATATTATCTACGTATAAATCTTCAATGTTATCTGGAATCGAATCCATCGCTCTCTTCATATTATAGTAATATATTATTTATGTGTATATAATCTATATTTTTTTATATTATAGATATCATAATGACACAATATTTCAAACAATGTATTAATATCTTTGGCTGTTCTGTGAATAAAGAAGATATCGAAAGAGAAATGAATATCGTTCCACCAATTCAAATGAATGATAATAGCTATCCTTCTAGTTTTCAAAAAGAAAATGATAATACAGTTATTATAAGAGGAAAAAAAATTCACATTGATGGTGATTTTATGAAGTGATTTTATGAAGTGATTTTATGAAGTAAGTTCATTTTGAATTATTATTATTCTAGTTGAATAATAGTAATGTTCTATAATTTATTATATAGATCGCCACTATGGGGAAAAGTTAGGTCACAAGACAGAAATATAAGAATTATTGTTGCCGGTACAATATTATATGTTGTTTCATATTTATTACTACAAACCAAATATGTCAATGATATATCACAATTACAAAATTATAAGAAATATATTTATCATTTATTTGCCTCTGATTTCACTATTGTAATGATCCAAATGAGATTTAGTCATGATAAAAAAATAAAAAGAAAACTTAAAAACCCCAAACCGAAAAAAATGAAATTATCATTTGATAAATTTATTCCAATGAACAACTACCTTCAAAATCATCAAAATGACGAACATATTCCAGTTATCAAAAAAAAACAAACTGATCTTGAATCAGATATTCAAATTCCAATTTATAGGCCTATAAATAAACAAGTAAATCAACAAATTAATCAAGAGGTTTCTGTAAATGTAGATTAAAATTATTTTTGAACAGCTGGTGCCCAGTAAGTTGTTCTTCCTGGAATTATTTTATCGGCCTTTACTGGGTTTCCATAAGGATCCTCAGATTGGCCATAGACTTCAAATTTGAATTCTTCACCTGATTTTATTTTAATTGTCGGCTGGAAATTATAAGGATGATTTTTATTTTTTGAAATATCTTTTCTTAATTTATTTAAAAAAGATACCATTCCCTGATCCAAATGTTCTAAATATCCAATATTTGCTGTTAAATATGCAAATTTAACAACATATCTGATTGAATCAGCTAAATTATTTGCTAATGATTTATTTTTATGGAGTTTACCAATCGGCGTATAAGGTGATATTTTAGCATGATATAATACAGAAACAGATAAATAATTTCCAAGACCTGATCCAATTCCATTTTTATCTGTTTGATCCATAAGAATTTTTATGATTTCTTTATTGTACCTAGTCTTAATAATCGATTTTCCACCTCTTTTAACATAATTATCAATCCTGTCATAGAATTCGGCATTTGTAAATTGTGTTTTTAATAAATCATCACCTAGTTTATCTAATTCTTTATTTAGTTTATTAATATCTGTTGTTAACACAATTGTTCCAAAATTTCTTGGATCAGTAAAATAAACATTTCGTGTCTTATTTCCATCTTTAATACTAAATTCAACATTACTATGGTCTTGATTATCAAATCCCCATTCACCACTTAATCCAAATTTATTTAGAATATATAAAGCATTATTATTTTTATCGATTAACTCAAACCACATAAATTTTCCTTTAGAATCTATTTTTATAATTTGATAGCTATTTGCCTTCTTAAATTCCGCTAAACCAGGCATTGTATGCCTGGAATATCTTCCTCCTAAAATTTTTATATCTGAAAGGACTGTATTTCTTAATTCATCATTAAGCCACAGTGCTGTTAAGCAGACTTCGACAACTTCTGGCATAATATATATTAAACATATATATTTTTATATCCGATTTATGTCTCATATTTTCTCGTTATTAAGGCCAAAAATTTTTTAATTTTTTTCAACACACCAATGTCATGTGTTGAAAATTTATTTTTATTATGTTCAATTAAAAATATCACTAAACTTGGATACCATTATTCACTATAAAAGTATAATAAAGTAACAATAATATTACCTTTTAATAAAATGAAATTTTTATTTTTTTTCATGAATTTTCAGAGAGTTTTATTAGATTTTTGAAATTGGATGATTTTGTGAAAAGTTATATATGTTACAATCATGCATAAATTTTAAAATTACGATGCATTAAAAAGTACATTTGATTATGAATTTTAATAATTTTGCAATGCAATTTGCAATGCATTTTTATGAGTAATTCATATAAAAAAATATATAATGTAACTATTATTATGGTTCAGTATACATGTGAATTATGTTCATTCATCAGTATCAATAAAACAAATTATAATCGCCATCTTCTAACGAAAGGGCATTTGGAAAAAGTAAACAATTCAACAAATGATACCCATACTATACCCAAAGTATACCCTACTGAAAAACATATAATTTACAAATGTATTCATTGCGATAATATCTTTTCTAATGCTAGCTCTTTAGGAAGACATAAAAAAACATGTTCTAAAAGTAAATTAAAGGACGATGAAGTTAAAATTCTTAAACAACAAATTATAGAAAAGGATAAGCTATATAAAAAACAAATTAAAGAAATAAAAGATAATTTTAATAAACAATTAGAATCATATGAAAAACTCTTGACGTCTGTCACAAGCCCTCAGAATGTTACAAACTATAATTATATTTTATCTAATTATCTTAATGTACCTGCTTTAGAAAGTAAGAAGTCATATGCAAATTTACTTGAAACTAATATAATGACTTTAGTTGATTTGATTATTATGTATTATGAACAAGGAAGACTTGTAACTTTCATTGGTGATTATTTAGTTAAAGAATACTTAAATGAAGAGCCCGAGAAACAGTCGTTATGGACAACCGATTTATCAAGATTAACATATATTATTAGTGAAGCATGCAAAAAAAATAAAAATATATGGTCTTATGATAAGAAAGGTGTTAAAACAAAAAAGATTATGATTGAACCTTTATTGAAATATATTAGAAATGAATTAGCTAAATATGCTGAAGACAATAGTAATTCAATTGAAACTATTATGCTGAAGAAATTAGCATCGATAATTCAAATCATAAATGAAATCGATGGTAATTTGATGATTGATAAGATAAATAAGTACATTTCACCTAAGTTCATTGTTAAACAGAATTCGATAGATTTTCCAATGATTGAGGCCGAATAAATTTTGAATTTTTTTCAACACACCAATGTCGTGTGTTGAAAATTTAATTTTTTCTGTTCAATTAAAAATATCATTAAACTTGGATACCACAATCCACTGTAAAAGTATAATATGTGGTAATAATATTATCTTTTGATTAAATGAAATTTTTATTTTTTCAGAGAATTTTACTGGATTTTTGGAATTTGATGAATTTATGAAAAGTCATGTATGATACAATCATGCATAAATTTTAACATTACGATGCATTAAAAAGTACATTTGATTATGAATATTTATATTTTGCAATGCATTTTGCAATGCAATTTGCAATGCATTTTTATGGATAATTTATATAAAAAATATATAATATAACTATTATTATGGTTCATTATACATGTGAGTTATGTTCATTCAGCAGTAACAATAAAACAAATTATAGCCGCCATCTTCTAACGAAAGGTCATTTGACAAAAGTAAATGAGAATCCAATTAAAAATGTCACGACACTTGACGACACGCAACAACACAGAGTTAAAAGTACATTTATTTGCAAATATTGCAATAATTCTTTTGCAAGATCGTCGAGTTTGATGCGACATATGGACAAATGTTCTAAAATTAGTGTTCTTGATGAAAAAGACGACGAAATAAAGGATATAAGACTACAAACATTAGAAAATGAAATCAAAAAAATAGAGAAAGAAACCAAAGAAAAAGAAAAAATATACAAGAAACAAATTAAAGAATTACAAAATAATTTCAATAAACAGTTGGAATCATATGAAAAACTCTTAACCTCTGTCACAAGCCCTCAGAATGTTACAAATTATAACTATATTTTATCTAATTATCCTAATGCACCTGCTTTAGAAAGTAAGAAGTCATATGCAAATTTACTTGAAACTAATATAATGACTTTAGTGGATTTGATTATAATGTATTATGAACAAGGAAGACTTGTGACTTTCATTGGTGATTATTTAGTTAAAGAGTATTTGAATGAAGAGCCAGAAAAACAGTCATTGTGGACAACTGATTTGTCAAGATTAACATATATTATCAGTGAAGCATGCAAAAAAAATAAAAATATATGGTCTTATGATAAGAAAGGTGTTAAGACAAAAAAGATTATGATTGAACCTTTATTGGATTATATTAGAAAAGAATTAGCCAAATATGCTGAAGATAATAGTAATTCAATTGAAACTATTATGCTGAAGAAATTAGCATCAATAATTCAAATCATTAATGAGATTGATGGCAATTTGTTGATTGATAGGATAAATAAATATATTTCACCTAAGTTTATTGTTAAACAGAATTTGACAGATTTATCAATGATTGAGGCCGAATAAATTTTGAAATTTTTTCAACACACCAATGTCGTGTGTTGAAAATTTATTTTTATTATGTTCAATTAAAAATATCACTAAACTTGGATACCATTATTCACTATAAAAGTATAATAAGTAACAATAATATTCCCTTTTAATAATATGAAATTTTTATTTTTTTTCATGAATTTTCAGAGAGTTTTATTAGATTTTTGAAATTGGATGATTTTGTAAAAAGTTATATATGCTACAATCATGCATAAATTTTAAAATTACGATGCATTAAAAAGTATATTTGGCTGCGAATATTTAAAATTTGCAACGCATTTTGCAACGCATTTTTTATGCATGATTTATATAAAAAAATATATGATATAACTAATATTATGGTGCAATATACATGTGAATTATGTTCATTTAATAGTAACAATAAAACAAACTATAGCCGCCATCTTCTAACAAAAGGACATTTAGAAAAAGTAGGACAGGCTACTCAAAATTCCAACTCGATTCCAATCATAATCCAATCTGATTCCATATGTAATTATTGTTCTAATACATATTCTAATCAAAGTAATCTTACAAAACATATGAGAAAATGTATAAAAAAAGATATAGAAGAAAAAAATAAAAATTCTGAAATAGAAAGACTTAAAATTGAAAATGAAAAAATCAAAAAGGATGCAACTGAAAAAGAAAAAATATACAAGAAACAGATTAAAGAAATAAAAGATAATTTTAGTAAACAATTGGAATCATATGAGAAACTTTTAACTTCAGCTACAAGCCCTCAGAATGTTACAAACTATAATTATATTTTATCTAATTATCCTAATGCACCTGCTTTGGAAAGTAAGAAGTCATATGCAAATTTACTTGAAACTAATATAATGACTTTAGTTGATTTGATTATTATGTATTATGAACAAGGAAGACTTGTAACTTTCATTGGTGATTATTTAGTTAAAGAATACTTAAATGAAGAGCCCGAGAAACAGTCGTTATGGACAACCGATTTATCAAGATTAACATATATTATTAGTGAAGCATGCAAAAAAAATAAAAATATATGGTCTTATGATAAGAAAGGTGTTAAAACAAAAAAGATTATGATTGAACCTTTATTGAAATATATTAGAAATGAATTAGCCAAATATGCTGAAGACAATAGTAATTCAATTGAAACTATTATGCTGAAGAAATTAACATCAATAATTCAAATTATTAATGAGATTGATGGCAATTTGTTGATTGATAGGATAAATAAATATATTTCACCTAAGTTTATTGTTAAACAGAATTTGACAGATTTATCAATGATTGAGGTTGAATAAGTAAAATATATTAAAAAATTGATATTCATACTAATTGTCGATACTTATATTATACTTATGATTACCGAATACTTTCAAGTAAAAATTATAATGTCAAAGATAAATGAAACATTGTTCAAAAGACGTTTAAAAAAAATCAAAGGAATTTACAAAATAGAAAAAGTTCAAACCCAATTTAAAATTATATTTAATGATGGCGTTGAATTAATGGTTCGTAATAAAGATGATGGTGAATATCATCTTTATTACACTTATATGAATATTCCTTGTTCGAAGTATTATTATTTTGATCATATTGGTATTATGCCACACAACACTATAACAGATTTATATGAAGAGATTGAAAGAATGGCTGACAATATAACTAGAAAAATGTCATGTAAATATCCATATTTTAAAAGTTATTAATATTTAGTTAATTTATATTTTTTCTCTATATTTTTATAAAGTAATCCACCTGATATTGCATATCGCTGAATTTCATTATTAGAATCAAATTTAATAATAGATTTTTGTTTATTTAATAGTTTTTCATTATCATTCATAATGGTATTATATAGATTTTTATATAAGTCTGTATCATATGTTAAATTATCATTATTATTATCTAATAATCTATTTTCAAAATCCATAAAAAAATTATTTTGTAGTATTAATCTTGATTTTAATTTCAGATTTTTTAGTTTACCTCTGTTTTCATTTGAATTGGTATTATCTAATAATTTTGTAAATTTATCTTCATTGATGTTGAAAATATTAATATCTTCATTATTAGAAACATTTAATCGATGATGAATTGCTTCTTGAAGTGTATCACATAATTTTACATTAATTACAAGAATATCTCTGTATTTTTGATCATTCCATTTAATTGATTTGTATTTGTAATTTTCAATTGTGAAAAATATATCTTTATCAAAAAGAACTTCTGATTCAGTATCATATTGCGAATATTTATTCAACATTATCCATTTCCTGGAATTTTTATTAATTCTAATTTTAAATAAAAAAGTATTTGAATAAATGAAATTTGGATATGAATAACTATTTGTTTTAAAAAACGATGATGCAAAAAAAGGAATATATATAATTCCCCCTGTTTTTAATATTGATGGATTAAAAATATCACCGTTAGGAGAATTAAATGATATGAAATTTTGAGCCCTAATAGTGAAAAATTCATCTTTAATACTTACTAGAGAATTAATATAATTTTGATCATTACGACATATTTGAATTGTAGTGCTAATACCATTTATAATATTATTCATATTTCCATATATCACATTTACATTTTGGTTAATATTAGAAATAGTATTATCTGAAAAAGATATTGCCCTATTTATATTTACTGGACCTGGATAATTTATGTTTTGGGAATTGATCCCTAGATTTAAGTATTGGCAATAAAGATTTATACTTGAGTATGCGTTAGTTGTATAACAAAATACATACCTATCAACATCATGATTAAAAATAAGTCTTTCAATAGATGCCAATATAGTTAATTGTTGATTGCCATTTACATTATCATTAAATATATTATTGGTATTTGGACCATCCATATTTAGAATTAATTTATCGCGACAATTATTTAAAACGGTATTAATTTGATTTCTATATAGTATTAGTAATTTGTCTAGTACATCGTAATATGTTCTATTAGTGAATATTTCTCCACTTACATTAGTTGTAAGTCGTAAATCAGTCGGGTCTATTCCAATTATCTGGTTTAATTCATTTCCATACATTCCAACTAACTGATCAAGATTATTTTTTAAATCATTGTAACTATTATTTGATGTGAAATAACATTTATATTTTTTTATATCTATAACATTATTTAATTTTATTAAATTTTTCTGTCTCTTGGTTCCACCGTGGAGTACATATTTTATTAAATTAAAAACTAAAACTAGATAACTGCAATATTTTAATTGATCATAAGATTCATATATAAATACAGGATTTTGAATTGGTATTCCAAAATTCAAATATTGTTCTAAATCTATATCAGAGATGGGGTAAAATAGTTCATTGTTACCAGAATTATAATTAGTTATAGTGTCGTCATGAAAATCAGTATGCAGATGAGGTGGTCTAGCATTTGTATATTTTTGATTCATTCCAAAAATATCATCCCTAAGTAAAAAATGAATAAAAATTCCTTTTATTGAAAATCCGTGTTTTATTCTTTTACCATAATAAAACAACTGATTATTACTATAATGTTGTATTTGATTCTCTGATATTAAATTATGTTTACGAAGAATATTAATTATATAGTGACGGTAAACTATATTTTCAGTATTATTCATGAAATTATTCATATTATTTACAATCCAATCACCCATTTCATTCAATTTATATTCATTCCCTTGAATTAAATGTAAATCAAAATCAAACGACTTCCCTAAATAATCATCAGATACAATATTATTTATTGCTTTTCCACCCATTATCATATATTGATAATGATTCCCAGATAAAGATCGTTTAAATACAACTTCAATTATTTCTTTTAAAATTGTTTCCATAAAATCATATAGACTAATAAGATTATTAATTGGTTCTCCATCCAAACTATACACATCACGCACTTGATAATCATTGCTGATCGAAACATTATTTACTGCTATTCTTGACATTATATATATATATATATAATTTATTTCATTACAAAAATATGGAAAAATTTGATTAACTATAATAATATTTAATCAATAACAATAATAAAGATTAAAATGAATGACCAAGACCAATCAATCACTGTTTCTGAATTAACTAGTTTAATTAAAGACACATTCAGTGAAACATTTGGATTTACAAAATTATGTGTTGTAGGTGAGATTTCTAATTTTAAACCATCAAAAAATAATGTTTTTTTCACATTGAAAGATGAAACTGCATCTATTAACGCTGTTATGTGGAACTATTCCAATAAAAAAGATAAAATGGAAGATATTAAAGATGGCAAGAAAGTTATGGTTTCTGCCAATATTTCTATTTTCCAAAAATCTGGTACATATAATTTAAATTGCCATTCTATTGAATTACTAGGTATTGGTAATCTGTTTCAATATTATAATGATTTGAAAGAAAAATTTGCAAAGTTAGGATATTTTGATGAAGCAAATAAAAAAAGTTTACCGTCAAATCTTAATACAATTGGAATCATTACAGCAATTGATGGTGCTGCATTGCAAGATTTCTTATATGTCATTAAGAACAACAATTTCTCTGGAAAAATTTATATTAAAAATTGTCTTGTACAGGGGAATGACTGTCCAAATGATATTTCGAAAGCGATTAAAGAATTAGACAGTATGGAATTAGATTTAATTATTATTGCTAGAGGTGGTGGATCATTTGAAGATCTTTTTGGATTCTCAAGTGAACAGGTTGTTGAAGCCATCAAAATTGCAAATACATGTATAATGTCTGCAATTGGTCACGAAGTTGACTTTATGTTATCCGATTTTGTTGCTGATATACGAGCACCAACACCATCTATTGCTGGTGAATTAGTTTCCGGTAAAAAAGTAAATGAACTAAATATCGATGAAATTAAATTATTATCAGAAACAATTAAAAATATGGTAAAAAGTAAAATTGAAAATAATGGCTTACAATTGAATAATTATAAAATTCTTCTTAAATCGCCATTGGATTTCATTGATAAAATTATTCAAGACATTGACATGATTCAAGGAAAATTTTTAATTGCCATTCGAAATAAATTGTTTTCTTTCACCTCTATTTTAGAAACATCTAAAAGTATACAAGTTATCCCTCAAATCTATCAAGATGAAAAGAAAATTACTTGCATTAATGATATTAAAAAAGGGAAAAAATTGAAAATGATATTTTATGATGGTGAAGTAATAATCAATCCAAAAGATATTGTTGTTGTGAAATATGAGTAATTTTGAACAATGCATTAATGATTTGGCCAAACAAGTTCATGAATACAATGCTATGTCAAATGATGAAAAGATTAAAAATATAAGCCAATATAATAATATTATTAAAAATATTAATCAGTGTGATGAACAGTTAAAAGAACACAATGATAGACTTGATGCTATCACATCTAAATCACAAAAGAAAAAGACAACATATACAAAGAAAAATTTTGATTCCGATATGGCTACTATTGTAAATATTAAAAATACAATTGAGACATCAAGTAATTTGGATATTTCTATTTTAATGGAATATTACGAAACAATATCAGATATACAAAAAAGAATATTGCCATTTTTAGAATCAAAGAAATTAGAAATTATTAAACTTTAAAATTATGTTAAGAATATTTTTTATTAAATTTCGATATGTATTGCAATAGAATTCTTATCAATAAAGTGTTATTATTGACAAAAAATAGATTTTATTAGACCATATGATGTTCTATTGTTGTACTATAAAAATATTTTTATATAATAATTTTTCTATAGATTAATAATATTTTCCAGTTGGTATAAAATATATAATATTATATTATAGTATATAATGACAAGGAAATGCCACAACGACGAAAAATCTAACTATGATAGAATTCGCAAAAGAAAGATGAACGTATGTAAATTAAATGCATGTAAAGCAAACGTTAAGGACTTACATGCAGATAATGCAAACGTTAAGGACTTACATGCAGATAATGCAAACGTTAAGGACTTACATGCAGATAATGCAAACGTTAAGGACTTACATGCAGATAATGCAAATGTTAAGGACTTAAATGCAGATAATGCAAATGTTAAGGACTTAAATGCAGATAATGCAAATGTTAAGGACTTAAATGCATGTAATGCAAATGTTAAGGACTTAAATTCATGTAATGCAAATGTTAAGGACTTAAATTCATGTAATGCAAATGTTAAGGACTTAAATGCATGTAATGCAAATGTTAAGGACTTAAATGCAGATAATGCAAACGTTAAGGACTTACATGCATGTAATGCAAATGTTAAGGACTTAAATGCATGTAATGCAAACGTTAAGGACTTACATGCAGAAAATGCAAATGTTAAGGACTTACATGCAGATAATGCAAATGTTAAGGACTTACATGCATGTAATGCAAACATTAAGGACTTACATGCAGATAATGCAAATGTTAAGGACTTAAATGCATGTAATGCAAACATTAAGGACTTACATGCAGATAATGCAAACGTTAAGGACTTAAATACATGTAATGCGAAAGTTAAAGACTTAACAGTTGAAAATATTTATGGTAATGCAGTATTTAAAGATATACCAAAAATTGTTCGTGTTCCCACTGATAAACCCACATTAAATGATGCATTGACATATGTTTTCACAAGTGATGATATTAAAGCATTTAGAATTATTCTTGAAACACAAGGCCCTCATGCTATGGCAGCACGATTATACAATAATGATTTGTCTTATTTAAGTATTGAAGCTGAAACAAATACTGATAATATGGGAATGTATTATGGACATTTAGCAAGTGCATTTGGTGTATTGGCAAATAAAAACGAAGTAGATATAACAAAAAGTGGTAGAGGTCCATTTAGTATTGCTTTAAGTAATTCAGATACAACTATTACTGTATCTGGAACTTCAATTATGGGACCAAATCCTGTACCACCTGCCGGTGGTCCTGCCTGTATACCTTATCCAAATGCATTTATTGGAACTGGCGGAATTTCACCAGATTTTAGTGATCTTTTAGCAGGTGATACGATAAGATGGTTTAGTACATCAACAAACGTCGTTACAGAATTAACAATTGCGTCAGTTTCTGGAAATACAATTACATTAACAACAGCTGTTCCAACACCTGTAACTCGTGGTGATGGTTTTTCAGTTAAACCGCGTGCATCCATAACATTAGGTGTAGGACCCTTATTACCGGAGTTAATTATTAGTGGTGTTCTAGAATTAACAGGATTATACTTTCCAGCAGTTGCTCCACTTGGGTCGTTTCCAGCTATTATTATTGCAGAAGGAAAGAATCATACAAATCTAAAACAATGCTTATTCGAAACTTCTTATGCTACTGGTTCAACAATTACATATGCCTTTGGACCAAATACATTTATGGATTCAACAAATGGTGTATCACAAGCAAAATTAGTATGCAATGCTGGAGGTAATGTTCTAGCATTTGGTCAAACATTTGTTGGTAAATTTTCAGGATTTGAAGGATTTTCTAGTAATGTACATACTATATGTTTTACTACATATATCGGATGTGACCGGGGAGCAACTCACCGATTAAGTGGAAGTAAACATGACTTTAATGATTTTATTAAATGTAAAATTGGTGTATTGGCTGAAAATGCTAGCCGACCATCACAGGCATCTTGGTTTTGGCATTGTAATACAGCGATTAAGTTGTCACTAGGATCTAGTTTTGAAAATGTACCACCTTCATCAGTAGGATTTCCAGATTTACCAATGATTATTCAAGGTGATCCAACCGATTCAACTACTATTGGTGTTGATTTATCTTATAATTCACAATTAAATTGTCCCATTTTGCGTATGTGTGATGTCGCAACACATGGAATTATTGATGGTGTTATAGTAACTACTTTTCCTGATGTATTCCCACCATCACGTACACTAGTATCAGATACATCAGCACCAAATACTTCTTATGGTGTTCGTAATTCAGGTGTTGTATATGACATTTTTACAGGTGGTTCTTGTGGCTGCCCTTAATTATTATTATATCAAAATTATATATATACTCATTATTATATATATTAAGCTTCCACTCTTTGCATATACTTTCTGGTAAATATTGAAAGTCTACATGAATGCCAGAATAGGTATAAAAAAGAAACAATTTATACCCTTATTTTTAATATATGAAAAAAATATAAAAAAGTAATTTTTTTTATTTTCTACAGATTAAATATATTAATACTATTCATGGCTTCGACAATCAATGAATATCAAAAGTATCAAAAATACAAAACCAAATATTTACATTTAAAAACCAAACAATTTGGTGGTGGTCTTACAGCAAAAGAATTTCTTGAAACTGCAAAAACGAAAAGTATTGATGACTTAGTAAATGATTTTAGTAAAATAGAAGAAGAAGAACTAGTTGAACTATTCCAAAAGAAGAATAATCCTTATGACTTTATTGAATTATTAGATTCTTTAAAGAATAAAGATAAGCATGAAAATTTTGTGGCTAAATTTTTTAACATTGTTGAGAACTATATTGCAAAAAAAATATATATATTAAATAAAAACAAGCAACTAGATGCAGAAACACCTATTATTTTGGGAATAATGAATTTGTATAATAAAGGGAAAGGCGGATCTAATTATGTCAACTATATTATTAGGTCTGCAAAAAGATATAATATAAATTTATTAACTCGGGACAAAGAAAATAGAAGTCTTTTACGATATGTAATGAAACACCCGAATCAAAAATCGCAAATGGAATTGTTGGTTGACGAAATGTTTGAATTATATGGAGAAGAAAAAACAAAAAGTGAAATTAATGGTAGTTCAGATAAACAATTAGCAAAAACATTAACATCATATGTGGATGAATTAATTAAACGTAAAAAAGAGCAAGTAGAAAGAGAATTAGAACAGCAACAAGAAAATGAACGTCTTAAGAAAGAAAGAGATGACATTAAAAAACAATTTTTAGAAAAATTGCCACCATTTGAATTAACTGGAGTATCAAAAGAAATTAATGGAATAAAATTTGAGTTAGGAAATGTAAAACTAACTATAAAAGATAGAATTCATGTTAGAATACGCACAACTATATTGACAACTGGGGAAAGTCATATTCTAACACTATACACATCTAAAAGCGAGGGAGGATTTTGGAGATTGTGTGTCTATTTTATGAACAGTTATGAAAAAGGATCTGATTATATAACTAGTACATTTATTTGTATTGATTTACAGATTTTTATTAATAATCATTTAGAAGATTTAAGAAATATTACATTGGAAACAAATGAGACTATAAAAAAACATGATATTAATATAGATGATTTAGTTCTTGAATACTGGTGTCCTGCATTGGAATCTGATAATTTAACCGCAAATGAAATATTTCAATATATAAAATTAAAAGAGCGGCAAGATAAAAATCCAGATTTTGAATTTTTAGAAACTTTATGCTCATCAACTTGTTTTCAACCGAAAAAGATTAGTTGGACAAAACTATCTGATGACGCTGGATTTGGTGTGATTTCCACCAATGAAGAAAGATATATACCTAATTTCTATGATATTTGTAATAATGATGAACGCATAGTTAAATCTGATAAATATATGGAATTCAAACATTATTTTAAAAATTGTGATATAAATGATGAAAATATTGTGAGCATCTTTTATAATGCAATAGGCGAATTTCTAAAAGCACATTTTGAACTTTCGGATAATGAAAAATTAATATTTTTAGGAAAGATGGAATTTGTACTGAAACATGAAACTGGTGAGGAAGTAAAAATAAACCATCAAATTTTTCAAATTAAAATTATACACAAAGAAACAAAACAAAAATATAATATAAATATATCAAAATATTTATTAGATAATCAAAAACATAATATTTTCAACGGTACATATTGGGCAATTTTAAATATTGTACCATCCGATACATTAATTAATAAATATGGTCTTTATGATAAAATTGTCTCTGTTGGTCCAATTACACAAAAGATTTTTGAATATCATTCTCAATTTTCATCTCGATTCCTTGAGAAATTAAAGGGATTTCCAGAACGGACTGTAGGAAAGTATTATTTTGTAGGAGATATCATCCAAAATTTTTGGCCTTTGACTATAATTAGAGATGATAAATATCAAGAATGGGATAAAAGTAATACAATCACAATTACAATTTAATTCGATTTATACATAACAATAATTAAATAATCTGTGGGAAAATTATACTATTATACTTTTATAAATTTGTGATAAAATATATACACTTAAATTGCACATATGTATACCAATATTCATTTAGACTTTTAATATTTACCCATACTTCCTGGTGACTATCACTAAATGCAGATTCTAATAAGAAATAGTAAATCAGTATACTTTTACAATAAGTATACCTAAAATATATAATATCTTAACATAATAGTTATTTATTATACTAATATTATAATTGTTAATATTAGTACATATTTAATGATATGCATAATTATGATGATTGTTATTTTTAATTAATAATGTTATCATTGTTATACTTTTTCTTACTTTGCATTCATAAGGTAAATATTGAAAGTCTACATGAATGCCGGAATAGGTATAAAAAAAAAACAATTTAAAACCGTATATGGGATGGGACAGCAAACTACGTAAATTTAGAAATGCTAAACGTAGATTAAATACTAATTTTACATTAGGGAAAAAAATAAATAAAACAGTTGCCATAAACAAAAGAAAAAATAATAATCAAAAGAAAATAGATAATGAATTATTTATTGAGGAAGACAGCAGTGATACATTTAATCCATTAAATAAAAAGAGAAAGCGTAATGAAACAGAGTCAGCAAAAATATCATGGAATGATTTTAATATTTATTACCCAGCGGATGGATATAATAATATGTCAGTTGAAGAAAAGAAAGAATGGATATCAGCAACAAATGTTAAAAATTATTTACTTAGAGATCCATTAATTGACTGGTTTGATCTTTATTATTTAGAAAAGGGATTTAATGATATTCCTGAAGAACAACGCCAAATAACGCCAGAGAATATGAATTTAATAATAACTGAGAGAAATACTAAAAAGAAAACATTTGAAGTTGAAAAGAATAAACTAAATGTATTATTTGAAATGGGCCATAAATTTGAAGATTATGTTATTCAAGATTTGAAAACTAAATATTCAAACCATATTAAAAAAGTAGTTACAAATACAGTCACACCAGATTTAAATCAAGTAACATTAAAATATATGCTTGAAGGAATACCAATTATCGAACAGGCTGCGTTATATAATTTTAGTAATAGAACATTTGGTGTTGCTGATTTATTAATAAGGAGTGATTGGTTTGAAAAAATATTTGTTGATCAAATAATTTCAGAAAATGAAAAATATTATAAGGCACCGAAATTAAATGGGAATTATCACTATCGTGTTGTAGATATAAAATGGACCACAATGTATTTATGTAGTAATGGAAAAAATCTTAGGAACTCACATAGATTTTCTGCATACAAAGGTCAGTTAGCAATATATAATGCGGCTCTTGGTATATTACAAGGGTATACACCTAATACTGCTTATATAATGTCGAAAGCATGGAATTTAAATGGTAATCAAGATCATGGTTACAATTGTTATAAATTACTAGGTCAAGTTGATTATTCAGATTTCGATTCAAAATATATATTGGAAACACAAAATGCAATTAGATGGGTTAGAAATGTAAGATATAATGGAAATAAATGGTCTTGTAATAAACCAAGTGTTCCAGAGTTATATCCAAACATGTGTAATAAATTTGATTCACCATATCATAACATTAAAAAAGAATTATGTGATCAATTAAATGAAATTACACAGATATGGATGGTAGGTGTAAAACATCGTAAAATAGCTCATAGTAAAGGAATAATGGGATGGGATGATCCACGATGTAATTCAGAAACAATAGGTATGCACGGTAAGAAATTAGGTCCGATTGTAGATAAAATAATTAGAGTCAATAGAGACAATATTGGTAATATATTACCGAGTACAATTATTAATAACATGGAAAATTGGCAAACAAAAACTGATTTAGATTTTTATTTAGATTTTGAGGGTATAACAGGATGCCTCTATGATAAAAATATATGCCTTGAAAATTCTGAAATAGATAGCCAATTAATATTTATGATAGGTGTTGGATATGAAAATAAAGGGAATTGGGAGTATAAAACATTTATGACTAATTCAATATCTCGATCAGAAGAATCAAGAATTTTCAGAGAATTTATTGATTTTATTACTAAGAAGAAGCAAGACCTAAAATCGAAATTAAAACCAAGGTTTTTCCATTGGTCGCCTGCCGAGAAATCTGTTATGAATATGATAAATAAAAGATATAAGAATGAATTTTCTAAATGGATAAATTCAGTGACATGGATAGATATGTGTAAAGTATTTACCAATGAACCAATTGTAATTAAAGGCGCAACCAAATTTAATTTGAAAGAAATAGCCAAAACAATGGTTATGCATGGAATGATACAATCTAGTTGGGATAATTCAGGTCCAGATAATGGTTTAATGGCCATGATGGAAGCAATAAATTATTATCATTATATGGAAAATGGTAAAAGAAATAAGAAAGATGATAAGAAATATGTTGATTTAATGATATCAATAACTGATTACAATGAAATTGACTGTAAAGTGATTTGGGAGATAGTAAAGTATCTAAGACAAAATCATTGTAAAAATTGATTACTTCACTTAAAGATTGTTAATTTATAATATAAAATAACAGAATGACAACAACTGATTTTAAATATCCAAGAAAATTAAATACAAAAATATGGGAAGAATATATAGGTCGCCCATTGACTGTTGATGAGAAATGTTTAATTGAAATGTGCAAATCTGAGAAATATATGAATAAGATGATGAATGATTTGTATGGTCATTTAGAAATAAAACAAAATAAATATCATATTCCAAAATTAACTAGTTTAGATGGTAATTGCCTATTTGAATCATTGAATTATCATAAAATAGGGAACAATGTTGAAGAATTGAGAACAATGTTGTCAATGGTATTTTATATTTTTCAAAATTATCAAAATTTTTTGCCTAATATGGAATCAACTTTAATCGAATTATTCAATTGTACAAATGAAATTGAATATGTTAGCACATATGAAAATAAAGAAAAAGTTTATTATAAATATTCCTATGCCATAATGTGTCAAGATTTAGGTAATTTGACATGCTGGAGTCGTTTACCAACACAATTAATTTTATTGGTGGTTTCATATTTATTCAATGTAGAAATAATCATTATAAATAGTAATACTGGTTATGAAACAAAAATAAATATTTATGAACTAGATCCAAAATCTGAAATAAGAACAATATATCTTGGTCATTTAGGTGAATCGCATTATGTTCCATTAGATACAACTATTCCAAATAAATATCCAATTTATTATGATAATGCCATGAAAAATTTAATAGAATGGGGAAAGGTTATAGAAAATATTAAAACTGAACAATTTATGAATACTCAAAATATAATTATTAAAAATGAATTAAATCAATCAAATGAATTTGAAAAATTAGAATATTTTTCTGAAATGAAAATTGAGAATACAGATATGAATGAAGTAAATTTTTAAAAAATTGAAAAATAAAATATATAAGGAATTCAATATTATATCAATATAATATACCAACAAAATGCTCCATTTTAAGCAGCAGCAACCAACGGATCACTTTACTTTGCCGAAAAACGGCAAAGTCATCATGAAAAACGGAACACCAATTAATGATCATTATGTTTCAAGTGTTATCGAAGAAATGATTAATAGGAGACTAACTCTAGATAAGTCATGCATTGTTGATGGGTTTCCTGCACGCCATTCAGCGTCGTTTATCACTGGGACATCCAATTGGCGGGAAAAAGATCTCATATGGGGAAAATTCGACCCGGGAGGCACGAGCTGGGTGTTGTTATGGACTACATGCTGAGATGGATGCAATTAGAAAATTACCACCGCGACGTGGTACGCGCATGATTCCTATTGATTTAGTCATTTTACGTATAGCGAGGGATGGTTCTTTAAAGAATTCAGCTCCGTGTTTTAAGTGTATTGAACATATGGATAGGTTGAATAAGAAGACCACATATCGGTTAAGGTATATTTATTATTCAGATGTAACAGGTAATATTATTAAGACGAAGTTTACAGAATTGTATCAATCAGAAAATAAGCATGTATCAATGAGATTTAGAACAGTGAAGTTTCCAGTAAAGGATGATTCAAAGAAAATATTAAAAAGTATAAATCAATAATAGTTTTTTTATTGTGTAATAATTATGTATTAACTAGCTCAAACATCATTAATGCTTTTTCTTGTGGGAATAATGCAACATCATTAATATTTTGAGCTGTATAATAAGAATTTTCATTTTGTTCATTCATATTTGTTTTTGTAATCAAATATGATTCGTCATCAACATCAAATGTAATAATTTTGTCATGTTCAATTCTATCCAAAATACTATTTTTTGTTTCAATATCTAATCCTCTTAAAATATACCAACCAATATCATTATCAAGATCATCTTGTTCTAAAGGTCGATAAACTAGAAAATAACTATCTTCTGTGAATATATTGATACTTTTTTCTTTGACATTAAATGTTTTTATAAGTAAATATCTTATTAGTTCTCTAGTAACCTTAACATCATTTTTAGTTCCTATCATTGGATTAAATTCTGTAACATCCATAGAAACAATATTATTTTTAAGCATAACCAATAATTTTTCGACATCTTCAATTTTTAATCCATTCTTATTTTTTGGAATAACAGTCTTGATGATATCATCAGTGAATACTTTCATATCTAATGAAACATGAACTGGTCTATCACCAATTATTTCTTTAATAACATTGATAATTTTATCACATCCAACATTACTTATTTTATTACTAGTAAAAAAAGGAATTTCATAGTTTCTAACTAGTTCCATTTGATCATTGTCATCATTAAGGCCATAATAAATAAGTTGACATGGTAATATATTCATCTTACTTTTTATGAATTTGTCACCACATAATCCAAGTATGGATGCACAAGGCATTTCATCAAAATTTTTCGTTGGTGAAGTAACAGGATTATGAATATCTGGAGATGAATCAATCCATAATACAAATAAATTGTTATTACTATATCTTTCATTGATAGCGGGAATTGTTCCAGAAGAAATACTATTATCACCACCAATTGTAATTATCTTGTGAGATGGATGTTGATTGAGATATTGAGAAATATGCGAATATAATTGAATATAATCTGAGCGCGATTCAATCTTAATATCATAGTCATATTTTTCTTTGATTTCATCAGGAGCAAATTGGAATCCTTGACTCCTATTGCTTTGATGGCATTGCGCTTTAATAAAATGTAATTGATTCATGATTATGATTTATTTAGTATTAAAATTTTCCTATATAATGATATTATCAATTTTTATTTAGTGAATACATGGTAAGGAAAAGTATACCAATAGTCTAATTATTTATGAAAAGTAATGACCGCCATAATTGGATATATCGTTAAATATGTATCAATGGTGACAATTTTATATATAATTATCGTAAAAGTATATCAGATTACTATTTCTTATTGATCCCGGCGCATCGGCAAGCAAAATTGTACAATAATATAAATATATATTATTTTAATTGAGTATTATTAAATAATTTTGTTGACATATGCGTTGTCTTATATATTATTCTATATATTATTCCACATAATTCTACATAAATCAATTTGATATATTGTTATACTAAAATCAAATAATGATAATCATTTTACTAGCCATCAAACAGAATGTGACTAAAAAAGCTATAATATAGATATTTCAATATAATGATTTGAAGTTAAAAATTAAATAGGCTTTTATATATACTTTCCTTATCATGCAATTCATTGATTTTTAATAAAAATTCAAAAAATTGATATTAATACTATAAATGGAATACACTTGTAATTATAATAACAAACTTGTTTTTTCTAGAATAAGATGCTGATCAAAATCAAAACACTGAAAGGTGAGATGACGGAACTAGAAGTTCCGGATGATTATACTCTTTTAAATTTAAAAACAAAATTATCAGAAATCAAATCTCATTCAATTGAGCATATTAATATTATTTACAATGGTGTAATTCTGAATCCTGATACTAAAACACTGAAGGAATTATCTTTGACATCAGGTGTAACAGTTGTTCTTTTGGTCAAACCACCAAAGACGCAGGTAGTTGAACAATCACAACAACCGGTTATCCCAATACAGCCACAACAACCTGTTCAACCTACTCAACAGCATCAACCAGTCATTCAAAACATTCCACAAGGAAACAATTTATTTGATATGGCTCAACAAGCCCTTAATGATACACAAGGTCAGCCCATGAATATGCATCAAGCCTTTACAAGTGCATTGCAACAGAATCCGCAGTTGTTTATGCAAATGATTATGCAAGATCCGGTGATTCAACAAATGGCTCAAGCAAATCCAAATGCTTTTCAACAAATGGTTACTGATCCGAATTTCATTAATAATGTTATCCAAGCCAGTGAGCAAATGGGTGAATATGATGAAGATGGAGATGATGAGGCAACATATCAAGAATATGTTGGTGGTCAGACAAATATGAATAATTTAACTGAATCTCAAAAACAAGATGTTGATGATATTGTTAATATGGGATTAGGCCCATATGAAGTTGTTCTTCAATATTATGTTGCATTTGGCTATAGTAAAGAAACTACAGCCAATCATTTGCTTAATGAACAATTGGATAATATGAATTAATTTATTACATTAAAATCTTTCTGTTTGATGTTCAATATCAGTAATATATATAGCTGATTCATTTATTTCACTAAATTTGTTAGCTTCAGTTTCAATATGTTTTGAGTATTCTGAAATATCAGCAACTTGGTCAGTATTCAAATAAAAACTATATTCCATATCATCATCTAAACCATGTATATTAATAAACCCATCAATTGAAGGTGTTTTTTTCATATAATTACATATCATTTCATAACCTGGCTTTGTTCCACCATATTGAAATATATGCTCAACTAATTCATCACCAATATTGCTTGATATATTTCCTTTAATTTTTTCATTATAGACATCTGCTGATAGTACTCTGCTCCAAATAGAACAATAATATTGTGCGTCACTACCTAAAAATGTATTTATCCATTCATATGGTACACCAATTTGATTATTTAAGTTGATTTTATATTTTTGATTTTTTATATTGTCAATCATAATTTCATTATTAAGTTGTTTATATAAATTTGTCATAATTTTATTAATCTCATCAATTTTACCGGTCTTAAGTATTCCTTCAATAGAATCAACGATTTGTTGTGATGAGTATATCATTTGATCAAATAATGAAATGAGTATATGTTTTTTATAATGCAATCCGATATCTATATTTTTCAATTTGACCAATTTGTTAATAATTTCATCATCCAAACATTCACCTGTTTGATAATGATGTGATAATTGTCTGATAATATTTTTTTCCCAACACAATAAATCTAATATTTGTGCTGGAGTTTCAACAAAATCAACTTCAACATTTAGTCCACTAAAAATTATATATTTAGTTTTTCCAAAAATATGATGCATAACATGAGCCATTTCATGAAATAAACTAATGACATCTTGGAAATTAATTAAAGTAGCATTATTTCCTGATTTATTATTTATTCCAACAGATGACATAAGAACGACAGCCGGTATTTGTCCTATTAAAATAGCTGGTTTTAAACAAAAGCACCTAGTTTGTTTATATTTTGAATCTCTTGAAAACACATCTAGATATAAATGTCCAATTAATTTTTGGTTTTTATTCCGAACTGCATAAAGTGCAACATCAGGATGCCATGTATTTTTATTATTTAATTTTACAAATGTAATACTGAATAGTTTTTCATAAATTTTAAAAATTTCGGAAATTGTATTGTTGAATTCAAAATATTCTTTTAATTTATTATCATTAATTCCATATTCTTGTTTCCATTTTGTAATATAGTATTGGATATCATGAGTTGATAATTGTTTACCATTATTAAATTTTTTAAGAGTATCTAGTTCCCGTACATATCTAAAATTTAATTTAGTAAGTAATTCACCCATAAAATTTTTCACATTATTCGAATTTTTTACCATTTGTATAAATGCTTTATAATCACTATGGCATTTATATGAAAGCATTTTAGCATGTTTATCCCGTAATACTATTAATTTAGCAATATAATTCATCAAAGTACCAGAGCATAAATTTGAATAATAAGCTTCAATAGTTTCTCTAACTTTTTCACTAGAAATATATTTCATGCATATATTGTAATTATTCTTGTTAGCTCTAATTTTGTACATATTATCTTCAAAAATAAATGTTGTTAATATATTTTCTGGAATACCAATAACTTGATCTTTAGATAAATTAATTGTGTTCTTTTCAATTTGACAAATATAATTAGCAATTCCATTTTCTAATTTTGAAATTTCATGTTTAATTTTTAGTAATAATTCTCTTTTGTCTTTATCAAGGTTAATACCATTTCTTTCATAATTAAGAATTAATTTATCAACAAAGAATGAATCATCTGTATTCAATTTTGTTTTTTTAATTTCCAAAAGTTTAGTATATATATCTTCTCTTAAATCCAATTCATTGATATATTGTGTTAACATTAAATCACATTTAACACTTGCTTTTCTTATTTGATTATTCGGACTTGCATATTGCAAAAAACCACAAACTGAATGAAAAGTTTGCAATTCATTAATATCATTTGCCAATGTTTCTAAATCTGTAAATTTATCATTTGTTTCTTTTGAGTTTTTAATAATTGTTTCAGTTAATTTTATTAATTCATTTGGATCAATGTTCCAATTAAGTATTATTTTTTCTGACAATTCCAT